TGTCATCTGATTTAGGTGCTAGCTCTGCACTAGACTTTTCAAATCAAAACCTCATACGTATACACAAACAGGTGGGCTCTTCGTATCATTGCCGTATTTTCTTAGGTATTGTGTAACCTGGTCCTTTCACCTGAAACGGTAGCTTTTAAACCCAGCATTTTATCAGGACCGTAACGGAAGCGGTGGTTTACTATTTCTAGTAACTCGACTGCGTAAGAGTTGTGGTGTTGTACACAAGAGACGCATTGACGATGAGCGCCCAAGTCACGGTTGCTGTCGTACCATAAACGAAGTCATTGCTGCTCGAACGAGTCGCAATGGCAGACTCCAAAGTACTATACAGGCCGATCGACTGGCCGCCGGCGCCAACAGTAGTGTCGTAAATCTTGATGTAGAACGTAAAACCGTCATCGATGGCGACAGCAGTGTCCACGTCATTCCCGTAAACCAATAAATTGGCGAGTGTGGCGTTGGTCCACGTGTTGTTAGTCGTCGAAGCGGTTGCGCAAGCGATACATTTATAAATGTCACCATTTGTCGCTCCTGTAGGGAGCGCTGCTGTGGTATTACTCAGGTCGTTGCCGCGAATGACAGTACCGGTACCGTTAAAACCAGTAACGCCCTGCGTAACTGCATTTGCCGAAGAACCAATCGTGAAGTTGTTCCACTGCCCTCGGGCAATGGGCAGTGTTCCCGCACGCGGATTGACCGACATCTCTTTAAACGAGATATCATAATCAATCATGACATAGCCAGGGCTATTCACGGCGTTCGTCTTCGAAAACAGGAAGACTGACCCGCATGCGTCTTCATTGAGGTCGGCATTCATACCGTAGAGAGTCGATCTCCAATCACGAACCGGATCAACGACCAACGTATGGTTGGTCCATTGAGGTCCGATAATCGTGAGCGGATCCGACAACACAAATGGTAGAAAACTTGAGTTCGTGTAATCCGGAGCAGGTGCTTTTCGGTCACGCTCGTAGTAGAACAATATGTCACCAGCTTGGGACGTTGGACTACTAGTGATGTAGTGCACCGCCAAACGATTCACCTTAAAATTGGCGAACATTTGACAGTAGTTTCTCAGTACACTACTCGGTAAAACCGCCGGGGTGATCGGCATACCACCGATCAATTCCCAATTGGTAATTGCCGCTGCGGTGCCTTTGAGAGCAAACGCAAAATCACGTCCAGTGACACGAGCGCCACCAGCAGTGTTAGTAACCGTCGGCTTTGAGCCTCTGACCGAGTTACCGATCGCAACAGGAGCTGTGTTGATCGTACTAACTGGTCCAAAGCGTGAAGCCGTCGATCTCGCTTTACGAGCCACCCTCTTAGCATTCTTAGCCATTGTAGTAATTCTTGAACTACTAAGCTAAATATTTTCTCTTTCTTTTCACCACCGACCTCCCGCTCATGTTATGGTCTTGGCTTGACCTTGTTTCTTTTCATTTTCAGAGGATTAACGTTCCAAGTTAAGTCGAATCCGTTCCTCACCACGTGGCCTGGAAGGGGCTTTGCGGCGGCATTCCTGTAAGCTGCTGACTCTACCACGTCAGCCAACTTATGGCTAGGTTTTATCGGAACCAACAATGGCGCTACTCTCTTAGCTCGCTTGCGCCGCACGTACTTACCCGTTGGTAATAACACATACTCATCCGGGTTTGTTCTGTCCGGCACAATTCGGTTTGAGTTACGAACCGCAACGCTATCCGCTGGCGCCTCCAGCACGTGCCCACTCATCCCCGAGGGTTGGTGGGACACGAAGCCAAAAGGGCCTCGGCTGTCAACTACGTCGACACTTGTCATAGCCTTGCGAGCAAGCTTAGGGTCTTTCTTGAAGTACTCACGGATCTCAGCCTTTTCCTTCTTATACATTTCACCCTGCGTCAATTTCTCATACAAGTCGGAGCCTAGGTCCAAACCAGCCTTGAGCGGGCCCAAGGGCCCATAAGTTAAGTAACCTCCTGCTCTGCTACCGAGATCATTGCCGTATTTCACAGCAAGGCGGGCAGCCTCGGCATGTCGATCGCCCGACCTGCTCAAGACGGAAGCGTCCTCATTGTAGATGCGATCTGCGGCTCGTCTATGCCTGTCATCGCTCCAATGAGCATACGCTGTGTCATGGTACCTGCTCAACGCATCTAATGCATCGACTGGTTCTGATTCGCCAAATTCTACACTTTCTTGGTATTTTCCATCGGACCAATAAGGTCCCGTATAATTTCCGAACATTTTCGCCATCCTCCTCCGTTCAGGCAGAAACTGCCTGGGTGCTTTTACCGACAATCACCAGGTCGTAGCCCCCCGAAGGGGGCTACGGTGAAATTACTGGCTCACTACACCAACGCTCAACCTACCAGTCCCCGCCTTCATATCCGAGCTGCTTATGGCGCAATGCCTTAGCCGTCTGCAGAAGTCGCAACTCGAACAAGTCGGGTCGCTTCTCTCGGAACACCTTGTACATCCGCTCGAAAAATCGGAATTGGCGGTCACACCATCTCCAATTTCCCATATGGGACACCAACGCTTGAGGGAGATCCTCTAGCTTCACACGTCGCAGATGCTCAATGTGTTTGGTGAATCGAACTGGTTTAAATTTCCAATGCCCGTCACGGCGGTTGTATGAGATCTCGTGTGAGAAAAACTCGTAACCATCTGCCATGTTGGGTCGGACGACCATTTCGTCGATTGGGGTTCCCAGGAGAGCCGCCTCGGCTTTGTATTTGTCGAGGTCAACTTCCGGCAACCGTTGGAGTACGTCGTCGCCACCGGCGACGATCTTAAACTCCTCGAGAATCTGCTCGTCGTTGTAACCAAGCCTCATCAAGATCAGCGTGTTCAATGCGATCTGGGCCGTGCTATTGGCGGCAATGGTCATAAACCAGCCGCTCTTCATGGCCCCATCGTGATGGGGTTGGTAGACCGTACCATTGGATGTGCGGTATCGGGATTCCTTGTAGACTTCGTCGAACGCTTCAGAGATGTCGCCCAGGTACTCAGCGAACTCTTCCTCTTTCATTCCCAGCGGGCATGAGGCGAGTTCCATCGTAACCTTCTTGCAAATCTCGAAGCACCAGTCGTGGAACATATAGTCCCAGTTCTTTTTGTCCGATTCAACAATTTCCCCTTTACCTAACCAGCGCGCTAGGGATTCCATATGGCCTGGATTCCCTGGCACGAACCCGAACTTGACTGGGGAGAGTTCCCAGTTTTCGCTTAGGGCGGTTGCAAAGTTCTTGAAGATGGCAGCATGCTTGAGCAGCTTGTGGACTGGAAGTCCAACGATGACACGGGGCATACCGTTCTCAACTTTGGTTTTCTTGGTGGGTTCGCTCTTCAGGAAGCACTTGAGATCGAACTTCTCGTTCCACTCATTAAGCACCATCTGGGCTAGCCCGCCAACACCGTACAGTCGAAGAACAGCCTCATTGTTCGGAAGACCGTTCGCGCAGTGCGGATAACCGGAAGATTTTCCAGGTTTGCACAACGACGAATTGATGATCATCTCCACGTAAGACTTTGTTTTGTATGCCGCGTCGGGTTCAAATCGATTGGCGGCCATCATCTTGGCCACCAACCCGACGCATCTTTCAGCTTCTTTCTTCGTCGGAGGCTTCTCAATCGATTCCGCTCGGGAATGGAAAAGCTCCAAGTGTTTTTCAACTGAACGCACTTCAGCGCTCGTCGACATGTCGGGGTACTGGAATTTCTCCTTATCGTATCCCAACGTCTCCAATGTCGACGCTTCCGTGTCAAGCCACTCACTGATCAGCGGTTCCAGCTTGGGGTTTGAAGGCCCCTTGCCTGGCTTCTCTCGAGGCAGAACCTTCCAGCATCGCTTCATCACCACTTCTGGCTCAGCTAACTGTATGGGTTCCTCCGCTGACAAGCTGGCGTTCTCATCGCCGTAGGAATGAACTTTCCCTCGCTTGAACTTAGAACTAAGATACTGGTCTTGATACCGATCCTGCTCCTTCTCATCGAGGTCCCACATAGATCGGAAGCGGTCTTGGACCTCTTCTTCCTCCCAACCGTAGGAAACAGCACCGTCGCCCGTCATGACCGCATAGCGGTCATCATGCAAGCGTTCGAGAGTCGCGCTCCGCCCATTGAACTTGCGGTCCTGGCGGAAGCCCTCCTCATCCGGTGTGTTGCTCTCGTCCTGGTATTTCAACGCATCCGCAATGACTTCAATCCTGATAGCCACGTTTCGCGCTGAAGATCCACCGACGTGCATGCCAACTACACTACTACCACAGAATAGTGGACTGCCGGAGAATCCTTTGCGGGTCGAGGCGGTGTGCCACAACTCAACCGGACCGCTCTTTTCGAGCGTAGCTCCAGTCGATGTGACCAATAGGCCCTTCTCCACAAAGCCGACCGCGCTGACGTGCTGTTTGTACAGACTCCGCAGTTTAGTCGATGCGGACGTCACGCCGAGTCTGGCCCATTGTTTAGGTTGCAGCTCTACAGCGAAGACGTCTAACGTCAAATCCTTCACGAGGTTCGCATCCATGTCGAAACTGATGTCACTCGCCGAAACGACGTCGCCGACCACAAAGTTCTTCTTGGAATTCTCCTTTACGGAGGCCAAGTAGACACTGGCGGTGCTGGACGACAATGCGTTGGCGACGTGGCGTGCGGTGATCAAGATGTTCTTGTATCTCCAGAACACTCCAAATACATGGAGGTCTGACGCAGCAGTTGAAACTAGGATGGCCCCAACCGCGCGCTTACTGCTTGGATGGAACTCAGAACCTGGCATAGCCATTTCTTCTACGTGCTCTGTCTCACCGGACACCACTGCTGGCAGCGCATAACGGACTCCTTCGATCAACACGTCGTAGACGATGCCTTTCTCAGTTTGTCTCGTTCCGATGAAACTGTTGGGTTGCTGTTGTTGCCTCACGCCGATTTCGTACACAGGACGTCGCGTCAGGTACCATATCGCCGCAAGAACAGCTCCCCACACCATGAGGTCGATGCAACACTGCTGGGCGGCTGGCATGGCGTTATACCAGCTCCCCAAAGCCCAGACAGTGCGCGCACAGGTCCGGAGCATACCGAGAAGCACCCATTGGGTGCGACTCAGCCATCTCCAAACCACATCGGCTAAAGCCGCTACCTTCGCCCCGTTGGGGAACAAGGGCAACTCTTCGCCAATGGCTGGTGAGTGCGCATCAACCAGCTGCCCACGAGCGATCATTAGAAAGAGGATCGCTCTCAGCTCCGTTAGGAGGCTGCGTTTCTGACTCTTCGTGACCGCTAAGGCCTCGAGTCCACAAAACGTGGGTTCCGTTTCCAAAACCGCTTGCACCAACGCGTCCTCCGGGACTCCAACCCGATCGCACGAAGCAAATAGGGCAGGTCTCGGACGGCCTTCGTCATCTTCTTCCAAGAACCACAACGACGCGAGTCCAAGGCTAACTTCACAGTCAAGCCCACGGTCGCGGCAGAAACGGTACTGGTAGTAGTACGTTTCGTCCTTACGGGAGCGGATGTCATCTTCACCGTTCGAGACGAAAGAACCCAGCGTGTAGAGGTGGCACCCTAGGGTCTCCTCATCATCCACCAAGTTGGCCATGGCCCACTCCCAACGATCCTGCAACTCGGACGATCTCCCAAGCCTTTCGGCAAAGGTTTCGTCGGAGTCCGGCGCCTTACCGCGTGGGTCCGCGGCAAGAATCGAGCCATCCAGAAGGTACGCTTCGATTTGGGACACAAGGTTTCCGCAGATTCCTTGCTTGGCGAGTTGGTATCTCGCGTCGACATAGCTGGCGCCTACAGTATCGTCAATGGACATCAGACAATTCTTCACTATTGTTTTCAAGTGCTTCGTAATTATCTCTTCTGGTCTCTCCCAGGGGTCGTTCGCAAAGTTGTT